TGACAACTGGGATGGCACGACCAGTGTTTGCATGGCCACCTTTCGTGTGGTAATCTACTCTCGTCCCCTTTCACTCCAAACACTCTCTCTCCTTTCCGCCATGGTCTCCCCCACCTCCACCTCCACCCTTGAGGCCCTCCAAGCCCTCGGCCTTGTCCTTGTTGACATTCCTGCAGGCTCTTTCCTCATGGGCTCTGCCGACAATGACCACCTCGCCTATGACGATGAAAAACCTCAACATCAAGTGAGTGTCCGTGCCTTCCGCATGAGTGACACGCCTGTCACGCAAGCACAATGGAAATGGGTGGCAGAAAACCTGCCGAAAGTCAAGATTGACCTTCCCGCTTCGCCATCGTATTTCAAAGGCGATGATCGGCCTGTTGAGTCAGTGTCGTGGTATCAGTGCCAAGAGTTCTGCGATCGCATGAGCGTGGCCCTGGGCTATTCGCTGGATAATCCCCGTGAGCAGCGCGTGGCACTGCCGTCAGAAGCCGAGTGGGAATATGCCTGCCGGGCTGGCACCACCACTCATTACAACACTGGCGACACTCTCACTGAGGATCAAGCCAACTTCAATGGGAATGTAGGCGAGACCACTCCCGTACGTAAGTACGCTCCTAATGCTTGGGGCCTCTACGACATGCACGGCAATGTTTGGGAATGGTGCGCTGATAAGTGGCACGATTCCTACGAGGGTGCTCCCACTGATGGCAGTGCCTGGGTAGACTGATAAACCATGGCCCCTGGCTTACGCTGGGGGCTTTAGTCCTTTGCGGAGAATGACAATGGAAGACAAAGCAATTATTGCGTTGAGGGGTGATTGTTTTTGTGCTCCCCTTTTCCCGGAGTGGCTGACTAGGGATTCTAGGGGCGCCGTTAGATACGAAGAACAGGCCAATCTGCCTAATGCTGACGTTGGCTTTCGCTTGGTTCTTCCTCGATGACTCACATCCGGCTCCTCCCTCACGTTCCTTACTTTTGCCAACGTGGCGATTCATGGATTTTTTATGCTTTTCATAAGTCCCACGGCTCCAGGAAGCGTTCATTTAATCAGGGCTATTCGCATGGGGTGGCCATTGGCTTTCGCTTGGTTCTTCCTCAATGAATTATCAACATTCACTCACTTCGGAGCAAGTCCGAGCAATCATTACTGGACAAATGCTCTTTCGTCGCTGCCCAGATTGCGATGGAAAAGGCAGGAATTGGTGGATGTACTATACGCTCAAAGAGCGTCCCCATGATGAATTGGACAAGATTGTATCAGGGCAATACGCTGCAGATTTTTGCTTGGACGACCATCCCGACATTGATTGGGCAGATTTTGACGAATCCGACTGTGAAACCTGCCACGGAATTGGCTATCTTTCCAACGAACTACACAACGATTAGCCATGGCCCTATTCCTAATCTCCGACACGCACTTTGGCCACGCTAAAGCCTGTCAATTCCTTGATGCGCAAGGCAATAAGACAAGACCGTGGGACACAGTGAAAGCCATGGACGAAGCAATGGTGGAAGCCTGGAATGCTACAGTTTGTGCTCAAGATACGGTTTACCATCTTGGAGACGTGGTAATACCAAGAAAATCGCTACAGATCCTCTCTAGACTGAACGGCCGCAAGATTCTCATTCGTGGTAATCATGACATTTACAAACTGGCAGACTATGCACAACACTTTGAAGACATTCGTGGTGCCCACATTTGTGAAGGAAAGTATCTATTTTCTCATATTCCTTGCCATCGTGATTCTGTAATGCGTTATGCCGCTAACATTCACGGCCACCTTCATAGTGGGCTAGTGCTTGATGCTAGTGGCAATCCTGATCCGCTTTACCATTGCGTTTGTGTGGAGCATACGGGCTTTGCGCCGATTGCGTGGGAAGTGATTAGAGAACGAATTGATGCCGCGAGGGGGACTTGAACCCACATAGGCAATGCCTGGCGCATTTTAAGTGCGCTCCGTCTACCGATTCCGGCATCGCGGCGATGGAAGCAGCATAGCAGGGCATGGCTTGCAATGGATGGGCAAAGGCGCTATTGTGAGCCTGTTCAATGGGCGCTGCCCTTTCCCTTTCCCCCCTCCCAAGACCAATGAGCGAAATGTGGATTACTGACCGCCTGCCGACGGCCGAGGATGCTGACATAGATGGAGACGTGAAAATCCCCTACAAGCCATACAGCACACCCGAGGAAAGCTTATTTGCCAATTACACCGTGGTCGTCCCCGGTCAGCCATGGTGGAGCCCTAAAGCCACCGATGGAGTCTCCCGGCTTGCTCCGCCGCCTGCGCCGGCCCCGACCCGCTGGGTGACGGCAATGGCAGGCGTCGGTCCAGGTTTCATCGCCGCCTGCAATGACGGAACGATCTGGGCCATTGGCAGTCTTGGTGGTGAATGGTTCTCGATGGCTCCCATCCCCCAGCACGACGCCTCCAATGACTAAAGCAATCCCTTTGGTGCTAAAAGTGGCTAAGGGCACCTCTTTGGTGGGGACTGGCTGGCTTGCTCTTCCTCGTCGTAGGTTTTGTAATTCAGCACCTTTTGTGTCCGTTTGCCTAGGCTTTCGTTGCGTTTTCCCACAATGAACTGTTTCCCTTTGCGCGGAGGATCTTATCGCCGCATTGCACAACGTTGCGGTTCAGTGACGAGGATGTTGTTTGGTGCTGACCATGGTATCCGTTCTTTTGGCTTTCGCTTGGTGCTTCCTCAATGAATGATTGTGTTATTCGTGGAGCATGTTATTACATTCCTCAGCGTCCATCAAGGTCAACCTTTCGTGACCGCGACTGGCCGGGAGCATTGGGGGCAGTCAGTTTCCGCTTGGTTCTTCCCTCTCGCACCTCCGCCATCCACGGGGGAGACTATTTTGGCTTGGAGCGCACATCATCCCTGCGTAACCGCGTGCGTACAGGACGATTATCCAAATTCCTTGGCTTCCGCATTGCTACTCCAGTATCTATTGCCCCGCCTTCCCAGCAGCCCAAAATCATTAGCCTTATCAGTATTGCTGTTTGTGACGATGGTTCAATCTCCATTCACATTGGAAAACAATAAAAATAAGGTCTATTCACCTTCTCTGTCAAAAGTATGAACATTCTGCATCTTGGTGATTGCCTGAAGGTTTTGCGTGAAATGCAAGACTGCAGCATTGATTCCATTGTCACTGATCCTCCGTATGGTCTTTCCTTTATGGGAAAACGCTGGGATTATGACGTTCCAAGCGTTGAAGTATGGGCCGAGTGTCTGCGGGTACTCAAGCCCGGCGGGCACCTCCTGGCTTTTGCTGGTACGCGCACGCAACACCGGATGGCGTGCCGTATTGAGGATGCTGGCTTTGAGATCCGCGACATGATCGCGTGGGTCTATGGGTCGGGTTTTCCGAAATCGCTGGACGTGAGCAAGGCGATTGACAAGGCGGCCGGGGAAATCAGGCCTCGCGTCGCTGGAGGGCAGGGAGGCGCAAACACGATTCTCGGCGCACGAAAATGTGGAGAGGCCATCAGCGGAGAGGCCATCAGCGGAGAGGCTCAGCAATGGGCCGGCTGGGGCACCGCGCTGAAGCCCGCGCTTGAACCGATCACCATGGCCCGCAAGCCATTCACCGGCACCGTGGTCGCAAACGTGCTGGAACATGGCACCGGGGCAATCAACGTGGATGGGTGTCGAGTGAATGCGGATGGCGAGGACTTCAACAATGTGAAGGGTCGTCCGCTGATGAAAATTAACAACTGCCGCACAGATAACGAATCACTGAATGGAGCCGCCCAGCAAGAGGCTCTTCGTAAATTAAAGGAACTTGGCCGCTGGCCAGCCAACCTGATCCACGACGGCAGCGATGAGGTTGTGGAGTTGTTTCCGCAGACTATCAGTGGGGCACTTAACGCCGGCCACAAACGCGGAGAGGGTGTTTCTTCGTGGAGCGGCGGTGGTGGTATCATCCAGCGAGATTATGGCAATGATTCCGGCAGCGCCGCCCGATTTTTCTATTGTGCCAAAACAAGCAAACGCGAGCGAGGAGAAAACAATAACCATCCAACAGTTAAGCCGATTGCGTTAATGGCTTATTTGTGCCGCTTGGTTACACCAGCCAATGGAATAATTCTTGATCCATTCATGGGAAGTGGCTCCACTGGAATCGCCGCTACTAACGAGGGCTATAGCTTTGTTGGTATTGAGCAAGATCCTGAATACTTTGCTATTGCCCAAAATCGTATTAACGCAACGCCTCAGACCAATACACTGCAGCCCCCACTGCCAATAGCCTTCGATTGAGCTTAATCGCTTCTGCTATTGGCACTATTGCCTCATAGCGTTTGCCACAAAACGAATAGCACAAGCGCACCATTAGCAATCGTAGATCCGGCATTCCACGGCCCAGGGTTCTTCCTCGCACCATCGTTCCCAATGTAGAGCCCTGGCATTATCTTTCATCGCCTGATTGTATTCCGCAAGACATTGTGCATACTCGCTGGACTGCACATCCTCATACGGAGTCACCGCTTCAATGAGGCGAAGCCATGCCGATTCCGCCGCTTTGCTCAAAGAAGCCATAATTGTCTAATGAAACAGTGGCAGTCTAGCACAATGCTATTGAGCATTCCTCAGGCTTCGCTCTAGCTTTCTAAGCTTTGGCAATAGCTTGGGCTCATAGAAATGGTCTGCCGCTAAAAGCTGTAGGGCAGTCTGACGATCGGCTTCCAGCAAAGCAAGCAAGAATACAATCTCTTTGCGCTCAAACTCCACCAGTCATTAAGAAACTATTGCCATGATAGTGCCCATTACCTAACGAGAGAGTTAATCCAATCAATGTCATCACTTTCGGAAGCCTCCAAGATGGCTGCGGCCAGAGCGAAAGGAAAGTCGTCAACATTGGCTTCTTTACCGCCAGTGACTGTCCATTGTCCTGACTGACGATACACCACGCTCAAGCCTTTGATTTGCTTAATTGCCACTTCATGACTGTAGAGAGCAATAAGGCCAGCATTGAATAGTTGCCGCATTTTACTGAAAGCCTTCATCTTGGTAGACACGCTCCAAGTAAGTTCACTAATTGGCAGGCTTTCGGCAAGCGTTTGAATGGTGGAAGCACTATTGAACTGGTCAAGCACAATGCTTTCAAAACCATAGGCTGTATGGTGCTCCCGAATCCATTGCTCCACTGCCTTAATGTTCACTTCCTTTTTGCCATTGATTTCAAAGTCAGCATCAAAGGAATGGAACTTATCAACGATTAGTGTTTCTCCTTCGTAGTGAACAATACAAGCCGTGTAATTGTCTCGTCCGACGCCACCTTTTGCCGGGTCAAGCGCAAGGTAGTACATGCCCTTGAATTGTGCCTGAGGCAAGAGGATTCCCCGCCGCTTATCGACTGCAGCATCAACGACTTCAGGCGCCAAGAGGGCAGAAAGATTCTTGGAGAACTGAGCACCATATTCCACCCAAAACGCATCAGGATCACGCTTAAGAGCCGCCTCAAGGAATGGGCATCCCCACGGCAAATTAGGATTGATCTGCCAAGTGGGAATGTTGACGGCTTGCATGAAGGGGAAGTCGCCGCCTTGGGCTTCGCAATAATGCTCGTAGAACAGGCCATCAGTAAGCCATGGCGAAGACAGTTCTAGGAAGCGGCCATGGCCGCCAAACTGGGCCACGGAAGGCTCTAGAGCAGTGTAGATGGCCTTGGCGCCCCTGTTGGCATCGCCCTCAAGGCTGAAGGCAAGCTCGTCCATGATGCACATGGCCACGGCCTTTCCTCGGGAGGCACGGGCTGATGCCGGAATAGCCTGGAACACGCAGCCATTGCTAATTTCAATTTCAGTTGCCGTTTCACGGACAATCTCTTTAGCAAATTGGCTTTCAACAAGCAACTGACGAATGTTATTCAGGGCAATTTTTGCCTGACTTTGATCGTTGGCAACGGTAACAATGTACCACTTTTCGTTTTTTCTGACGCGCCGTTTATAGTTTGCCTCTAACACAAAGCAAACATAAAGAGCAGCAACGGCGGCCATGAGCGTTTTTCCCGACCTGCGGCCCAGCGCCCACACGCCATGAGTGACGGGACCACCAAAGTATGAA